TTTGTTAAAACACCTGTATTCTCAAATGTTACATCATATTTTGCTGTTACATAATTTAAACTAACGTCATTAATGGTTATAATTGGAGTATCTTCATTTATTTTCTCGTTGTAGTTTATTGCTAGTTTAAATTCAGACTTAAAGATATTTGTAGAACCAAACTTTTCAGCATCTTTTAATGTTTCTTTATTGGTAACTCTAAAGCCATCAGCGTATACTACTGGATGTTTTAACAAATTGTTTAATCTAATAAACGTAAAATCATTTATTGCATTGAAAATATATTTATCATAGTTGGTGACAATTGCTTTTGAAGACCTTAAATATCCTGCATTATCGGTATATACATCTGTTTTTACTTCTTCTGAAGCACCATAGAAATAACAATTTAATCTTATTGATAGATATTCATTAACAGTAAGTTGATTGTAGTCTATATTATTAAATCTATCAAATGCTTTGTACTGAAACAATGTTGTTTTATGAATGTTATTATTAGTAATAGTCAATATATTAGAATACCAAACAGCATCTGATACAGTATGTTTAAACTTGAAAATAACTTCTGTATTGTAAAAATCTTCTTCAATAGGGTTGATTAGTAATTTTATTTGTTTTTTACCATTAGCATCTATAAACTCTGAAATGTCTATTTTGCTAGTTATTTCTAAAATTTCTTCTCCTGATGAATAACATAAAAATACTTGATAATTACCCCCAAATGATATTCCGTCTTTAACATTTGTTATTTGTCTATAACTTTCTGATGGAGATAGATGTATTTGATTGTAATAAAGTATTTCTGCATTTCTATTAATGCGTGTATCCAATGCCTTTTCAAGTGTTGGCTCTAATCGTATAAATGAAAAATCATTCACAATATATGTTTTATTGTTTTATTTTTATTTAGATTAAATAAATATAACACAAATATATAAAAAAAACATATATGATTGACACACCTTTATTATTTTGTGGTCTTATTTGTTCTGAAAAAAATATTTGATTTTGATTGTGTATTCAAAATACAGAAGAACTAAAAATACACGTTAATAAAAAACTTTCAGAGTGTAGTGTAATAGCTTAAACATAAAGATTTTCGCTGTGCAACAAAATGACGTTTATAAACTAAACAAATAAATCATTCAACGCCTCTGAAAAATCTACTACATCATTATAACTTGTACCCTCTATTTTTACTTTTTCAAAATATATAGGGTTATTTAATGGAATTTCATTTATATCATATATAATTACATAACCATTATTTATCTTAAAGTTATCTACTTTTTCTTTTAAAGAGTAACCTGTTTGGTTTAGATATATTATGTCGTTATCTTTATATATGTTTATAAATTCATCTTCTCTTTTTAGCTCAAGTGTTAATGACAATGCTTCGGTTGTCCATGTATATTCAGCTTCTTTTAAATATCCTTTTACTATTCTGTTTTCTAAATTATAACATCTTACAAAGCCATCGTTATTTAGGATGTTTTCAAATAAGGCTTTTGCCTCTGAATAACTACAATGTACTTTTGTTTTATATATAAATGGTGATAATATAGCTTGTTCAGATATTCCTGTTATACTTGAACTATCAAAAACACTTTCTGTTTCTGTAGTTTTTCTAGTTTCTAAACTTCCATTTGTTTTAAATAAAGTGTTTTTTATTTCTCCATTAGGATTGTATTGTAATGAGGTTGCTATATAACTATAATACTCTATCAAATTTCTTTTTATAGAATAGTCTAAATTTGAGTAATTATCTGGTGAGAAAACACCATCTACAACGCTATAATCTTCATTTGTTGCGTTAATATAATCTACATTGATAATATAAGAAAATGTTATTAAAGCGTCCCCCTCAAAAGTTGGTGTAGTTGATGGTGTTAGCGTCAAAACACCTATTTCGATAGTGTCTATTGTATAAACACCTATATTTTCTCCGCTGATTATTTCAAAAGTTCCTCCAACTTCTAGTCCTAACAGTGTCCAATTAAAATAAATACCATCGCCATCAGAATTATTATTTAATATCTGCAACTTACCACTATCATTAATTCGCATTAATAAATAATTGCTGTATGTTTTTTCTATTGGAGAAGTTACTTCTTTGCACTTTATTATAAATAGTTTGTCGTCGTCTTGTAGTGAATTTGTTTCTTTGCTGTCTAAAGCTCTTCTTCTAGCTTCTTCAATTAAATATGCGCTTCTTATATGGTTAATTTCTATGCTTAATTTTCCATCAAGTTTTTTTGTAGGCATTTTAAATTGAGCTTCTCCATGAATATCGTCAATAGTATTTTCTCCTGCATTTTCTTTAGAACCAGAATAATTTTTGTACTTAAACTCTAAAATATTTATTCCAAATCTATCGTTAAACTTTGTTTCGCTTTCGCTATCTGGTAACTCATAAAAAACAGCTAATTCATTTTCATTATAAAACTCGTCAAAATGCTTTATTTCTATTTCTGTTGGCTTTATTTTATAGTCTAACGCTAGTTCTTTAGTTACGTTAATTAAATCTTTGAATTTATTGTTAAATGGTTTATCAGTTATTTGTCCAAGCATATAACCATTTAAGCAGAAATTATCATAATGTTCACCACCTATATCGTATTTTGGCGCATTTACTGTTACTGTTGAGTTTGTTATAGAATTTACATTGTGTTTTATTAAATCTATCAATCTAACTGCTTTTTGAACAGTATCTATTGATGTTGAAGTATAAATAGATTTTATTGAAAATTCCTCAAAAACAACTTCCATATTTCCTATTGCTCCAGAAGAAGCAAATATATCACGCCAATAAAAAGATAAGGCTTCTCCATTTTTTAAATATGGTAAATCGTATTCTATTGTGTCGTCAATACTAAAATCTTGATTTGAACCACCGCTAAATGATTTTGTGTAAATACTTATTGTATCATGGCTGTCTCCAGTATTGAAAGGCTTTACAAACTTGCTCATTTCAAGTTTAAAATCCCCAACTGTATCACTATTACCATTTGGTCTATATTTAAACGTAGCTTTTAGTCTAATAGATATTTTACCATTTGATAATTGACTATTTGCTTTGATGTACACAAAATTATTAAGAGCATTTGTAAATGTATCGTCTATTCTTGACATAAAAGGCACTAAACTTGTGTCTATATCGTATTTTTCAAGATACATATATGGCATAAAATAATCTAAACTCAAAGAAGAAAATGTTTGTGTTTCTTTAGATACCCATTCGCTTATTTGTTGTACTGGTTTTGACTTTTGCAGTATATTTACTGTTTGACATGGTGTTATTGTGTCACCATCTAAATCAGTATCAGAAAAAGCATTTATATAAACGTCTTCTCTTGATTTTATTAGCTCTCTTGTGCTGTTTTGTATAATATTAAACTCAAAACTATTATTCTTTTTAACTAAAGTAAAAAAGTCTAAAAAGCCCATAGAATAATCTACTTCATTTAAACTTATTATATATTCTACATTTACCTCAAAACCAAATCTTAATAACAAATCTTCTATTATATAATTATAACCATGTGATAAATAAGCAGAAACCACCCCATTAGTTTGTGTTTGCGGTAAATCTGTTTTATCAAAATACTCATTAGTTATTTCTAATTTTGTCTTTTCGTTTGAAAAAAAAACATCTCTTGCAAATCTCCCATTTTCTTGCTCAATCTTAAAACTTGAAGCGTCAAAACCCCATATTTCTGAAACCTCTAATCTTCCAACGTGAGGCAAATCATGAAAATGTAAATAGTGTTTAAATGTCATATTGTTGTCTTCTTATTCTATTATTTTTAATCAATGATATTTTACCTTGTTCCTCTTCATAAATTCTTCTGCCTTTTTCATCATAAATAATTGTAAGCGACTTTCTATTATTTATAGTGTCTTTTAAAGAGTTAATCCCTGTTGAGAAATCTTCTTTACTTAATCCGTTGTTTACAATTACTGGCGCATAGTCTATACCTCTACTATTAAGCATATAGTTTAAGCTATCTGTAAACATTAACTCATCCATTATTTGACGTGTTTTTTCTGCGGTATATATTTTATCTCCTTTCTCTAAATACTTGAACCTTGCGCCTTTATTATTTCCAAAATCCTTAATGTTTCCATGTTTGTCTGTATGCATCTCTGCTCCTTTTTCATCTGTCAAAGCCCATCCTTCAGGTGCATTTTCTGTTCCTTTCCAAAATTGTGGGATTTCTTTTGAAGCAACCATTGATGCCTGTAAAGCACCAATAACACCAATAGCTATTGACAAAGGTACGTTTGGTGGCATCATAGCTAATGCTGAAACAACCCCTTGCGCTGTATTAATAGCTATGTTAAACAAAGCCATTTCTCTTTGAGCTTTTGCTTCTCTTCTTTGTATTGCTCTTCTCTCTTTGTCGTATTTTCTTTTTAATTCAGCTTTAGCTTCTTCACTATTTCCTGCAAATGCTTCATCTATTTTATAGTGTTGCTCTAAATTTGCATATTGTTCCTCAAAATATGCTTTTGAACTACCTGATAATAATTCAAAAGTTTCTTGAGCCACATCTCCTATTGTTTGAAACATTATAGCAAATCTTTCTTTTGCTGTATCTGCTCCTTCTAATAGTTTATCAAAAGAAGATTTTCCGTTTTCGTCAAAATCTAAAAACATTTTAGCACTTGACAACCCAATAGAATTAAGAGATTTTTCTAACTGCCCTGATGATATAGTTTTAATATATTCGTCTGTAGCTTCTTTTAATTTTAACCAAGCATAATAATCTTCATAAATTTGCTCGTCTGTTAAACTGATACTATCTTGTATTTCTTTTTCTCCCTCTATAACTGTACTAAATAACTCTTTGTACAATGTTTTTAAAATACCTAATTGACCAGAAATTAACCCATAAGCATTGCTTATATTGCCATCTTTGTCAAATTTAGATATTGTTTCAAGTTGTTTTTCTAAAGCTGATATACTTTCTTCAAAAGCTCTTTTAGAATTAACCATTGATTGCTCTTCTTCTTTTGTAGCTTTAGTTTTTTCCTTTATAGCTTTAGTACTTTCATGTACAACATCTATATATTTAGCGTTTGCATTATACTGTTCTAAATAATATTTTAATGAATTTTGTATTACTTCATTTTTATCTTTATATTGTTCTTTTAAAGTACCCTCTAAATAATATAAATTTGTTAATTGTGTATGCAAATCTTCATATTTAGCCTGCAAATCTTCATTCTTTGTGAAAGGGTCTATTTTGTTTAGTTCTTTAGCTAGTTTTAATCTTTTATTTTCTAAATCAGTTAATTTGTCATTTAGCCACTTTTGATTTTTTAATGAGTTTGTTATTTCTTGCTGTATCATTTGCTGTGATGCCATAGCTATACCTCTTTTTACTAATGCATCATTTAGTTTCAATTCAGCATCAGCGGTTTCACCAGCTAATAACTTCTCATTTGATAAATGCCCTAAATATTCTGGATAACGTTGTTTTAGTTCATTAATATATTCAATTCGTTTTCTATATGGTAATTCTATATTTTTTGCATTTTCTAAAAGTATTTTTGACCTAGATATTTCTTCACTTTGATAGCTTGCTAACTTTGTTCTAGCTTCATCCTCTGCTTGTGCTTTTTTCTCTAGTGCTTCTTTTTCTTTTTTTAATTGTTCTTCTCTTGCTTTTGAACCGCTTATACTATCCCATATTTCAGCACCATAAACAGTTAATAATGTAACTCCAACACTTAAAGCTGTTCCCCAACTAAGTAAAGCCCCTGCCATTTGTTTAAAAACTGATTGTGTTGGTTGTCCTTGTGCCTGTAATTCTTTATTTTGACGTATGATTTGTCCCATACTATCAAAGAAAATAGGCAAGTTGTTAGAAATAGCCATAAATCCAGTTTGAACTGAATTTGCAAAAGCTGGCATTTCTCGTGTTAATTGGTTCACTGAATTTTGTAAAGGATTGAAAGCACTAGAGTAATTACCTACATTTCGCTGATATTTACCCATTGAAGCATCAACTCCTTTAAGTATAGTATCATATTTTTTTATTGATTTTTCTAGTCTATTATAAGACTGCTCTTCTTTTGAAGTTAATGTTAATCCTAATTCTTTTTTAGTTGCTAAATCTCTGTACTCTTTTTGCAAAGAATTTAATTTAGCCTGTACTTTTTCGTATAAAGAATTAGCTTTATTAAGTTTTTCAACTTCTTTATTGTACAACTTTTCAGTTTGTTCGGTAAGTCTTTTTCTTGAATTTTCAAGACGTTGCTCTTGTTGTGCTAATCTCTCAACTGCAATAGCTTGTTTGCGCTGTAATTCTTCGCTTTTTTCTAAAGAAGCATTTAATTGGTTTAAAGTATTTGGAGCTTTTGACTTAAAAAAATCTACATTTAAAGAGTTTAAATCAAGTATCTGCTTATGAACTACTTTTAACCCATTTTGAACTTCCAAAAGGTCATCTTTTGCTTTTTTAGCAAAAATTAAATCTACTAAAGCCATTACGTTTAACTTTTATGTTTATTATTTGCGTTTTTTTCTAAAATCTGTCTTTTTTCTTTTGCTAAAGCTAAATAATCTAACCATTCAGCTAAAGTTGTATTTTTTTCGTCAATTTTATAGCTAACGCCTAGATATAATTCGATTTCTTTGATTTCTTTTGATAAGTTGCTTTCTATTTTATTGTCTGTTTTTTCTAGTTTTTGGGTATAAAAATCTATCTCTGTTTTAACTGCTTCAAGTTTTTGTTCTATTTCTTCTATTTGGTCGCTTAAAAGCCTGTTTTTATCTATTTTGTACCATTTTTCGAGTTCAAAAACAAAATCTTTTACAAATTCATCGTGAAATAGTGTATTTGTGTTTTTTATCGTTTCTATTAATATTTTAACTGAACGATATTTTGTTTTATATTTTTCTAAGTTGTGTATGTCGCTAAAACGCTCTAAATAACTATCGTCAAGTGTTTTCTCCCATATTTTACCAAAAATATTATGCAAAGCATTTTTTAGATCGTTTGGATGTGGTTTTTTTACGTTTCTTTTCGCTTCTTTTTGCTTATAATAATCACAAAACCAAATATTATCTTTAGTTGATAAAAATTGTCTGAACTCGTAAAGATGCATATCTTCAAGAGTTTCATATATTTTGCAATTTTTTACAAATAACGCAATACCCATTCGTCTAAATGCTTTTTTATTATTTTTTCGTCTAAATACTCAATGTTTTTTGGTATTAAACCAAATATGTCTTTGCCGTATTTTTCTATTAATTTAGTTGTTTTTTTGTCTGAAGACCATATTTCAAGAGTATAATTTGATGGATTAAATTTTATAAAAAATCCTTTGTAAAATTCTCCAGTATCAAATAATGTTGTTCTATCAATAGGCTGTTTTTTTTGTATTTTTATGCTTATAGTAGCCTGACTATATTCTAATAAATTTTTACCATTGCTATCAATACCCATATTAAAAAGCTGATTTTCTCTGTTTAAATCAATTATTTGCTCTTTGTTTTGATAAACAATGCTTTCTATCTTATTATCATAGTTTCTAATAAGTAAATCTAATTTATCTATATAATCCGAAACTTCCATTAACAAATTTAATAAAAAACCGCTAACAATCTCGTTGAAAGCGGTTCTTGTTAAATACAATAAATTTATTAAGCTACCGCTACAGTTGTTGCAATGTTTGATTTCAATAAAGTACCATCAACATCAACTATATAAGAGCTTTCTGTGTTATCCCATGTAGACAAAGTTACAGCATCACCAGTAGAGAATGTACCTGTTGTTCTTTGGAATGTGTAAACTCCACTAGAATAAGACAAAGTTCCTGCAACTGTTGTATTACCAACTTTAAGTCTAACATTATCAGTTACTAAACCTCCTTGACCTAAATCATGTTTATCAGTTTTTCTAACTGCTGTAAATGTCAATGTGTTTGAACTATTTGATGGTGCTGTTAAATCAATTACTACATCAAAGAAATCATGTAATTCAAATATATCAAATCCAAGTTCTTCAGGTTTAATTACTGAAAGCGAATTATCAAAAACACCTCTTTCAAGTTGTGATGTAATTTTTGACGCTCCTGCTTCATTACCTGCTGGCATATAAGGTGAAACATCCATGTAGTTCGAGTTTATTGCTCTTACTGTTCCGTTTGCTTCACTTAACCATATTTGCCCCTCTTTGTCAACAAGTAAAAATGAATGTGTTCTTGCTCTTTCAACAGATACAAGCCCTTGATGTCCTTGTGTACCTCCGTTTATGATAGCTGAATACTTCATTGGGAATTTATCGGTTTGATACATATCTCCTCCGTCATAGGTTTGTGCGCCGTTTTCTGGAGTGTCCCAATTTGCATTTTTAAGCGTTCTGATTACTTTCATTTTACCTCCTTGAATTAATTTAACTAAATTTTCTTTAGTAAATTGAAACCCAGCAGAAAAAGTATAACCATAGTCAAATCTTAACAACATAGCAAGACGAGTAATGTCAAAAGGGCAATAACCCTCTCTCAAACCTTTCATGTTGCTAACTGAACATTGACCTTTGTTTAGAATTGTTTCTATTTCGTAAGCCATTATTTTATAATTTTATTTGTTAATAGATAATTAATTACATTCACATCTTCAAAGAAACAATCTTCTCCAACTTTGAATGTTTTTTTGTCTGTTTTAAAAGGTTTTATAAATTTGTACAAAGCCTCTTTTTTTTCTTTTTTGTTTTTGTCCATCAAAAATATATTTTGTTGATACACTTATTTGTTAAATCAAACGTTAATGTAGCTTCTAAAACTATAACATTCCATAAATCAGTAGCTTCTGCTTTTTGGTTGCTTCCAAAATTAGCCTCTTTTTCTATGTCTATTTTTTCGTCAATAATTCTAGTAACTCCTGAACGTTGTAGAACTTTTACAAAGTTTTCTTTAATAGGTATTAATGTTTTTTCAAAGTGTTTCTCCCATATTTCAGGATTTATAGCGTTTTCATCGGCGATGGCTTTTCTAACTATATCGGCAATGATAAAACGACACTTTTTAGTAACACTAATTAGGTTTAAATCCTCTGTTTCTTTAGACTGAACTAACCACACAAGAGGCGTTTTTTCTGGTATATGATGATTAAAATTCAAGTACTTTGTCAAATCGTACTCATTACCCCAACTAAAATTAACATCTAATTCTTCATCAGAGTATAATTTTGCTTTTGGTAATAGCGCAACTAATTCAGCACATCTGTTTTCAACTGTCATAAACCAAATCTATTAATAAAACCTTGTTCAAAGCATCGGCACAAAGCATCTGGATAATCTAATGGATTTTGTTGTAAAAACTGGATAAGTGAAGCCGAGTTGCTACTATTTTTGAAGTAGTCCACAACTCGAACTCCGTCCTTATACCATATTGTAGGTTCATTTATGTTTAAACCTCCGTTGTATTTCATTAAAAATCTGTTCCATGTTTCTGCTAATTTTGCATTAGCACTTACCGAAATAGTATTTTTAGCTTCTACAACTTTTTGCCCAAGACCTGTAGTTGTTGAGTAATTTTGTTCTAGCCATAAATAGGTTATGTAATCGGCTAATAAAGAACCTTTGAAAGAACCCATTTCATACTTTAACCCTTGCCAAACAAAATTTTCTCCGTTAATAGTATATTCACATCCATTAACTAGATTTTTCCACTTGTCTTGAGCATCATTCTTCAACACTCCATTTGTCATATTAGAAAGCAAAGAATTGTATAAATCAATACCTAAAGCATAATCACGCAAAAACAACGGGCATTTCTCATCAATAAGCATCTCAATGTTTAGTTTTTCAGCACTCGAAGCTGTTCCAACGTTTGGGATGTAATTCTCTCTAATGAAATATGTGTTGTCTATTATAAACATGCTTGATTCTTAATTTATTTCTTTGTTTCTTTTTTTAACTTGCCAGCTAAAAGTTTTGCTTCTTCTTTATTTACACGTCTTTTAACTCCATTGATTTCAATCTCAACAGTGTTGTCTAAGTAAAAACCTGTAACTTCTTTTTTTTGTTCTGCCATGATATATTATATTAAGGTTTTGCTATTAATCCTTTTGCTACTTCGATATCTGCTTTAACAATTGAAGCGTAATGTACTGATGGAATAAAACCAAAGAAACGAGCTTCGCCCAAGAAAGAAACCATGTTTTTCTCCCAATCACCTTGCGCTCCTCTATATCCCATTTCAAGAGTGATATCTTCTCTAATTTTTGCTTTGTATCTTTTGAAATTACCAACATATAACTCTCCTTGTGCAACCAAAGGAGTTGTTCTAATCGGCAATCCTTTTACACTTGTACCTCCAACTGTAGTAAATGGTGGTAAAACATATTGTGATGTAGTAGGGTCTTTTTCTAGCTCCATTGCTGTTGCATCGCTTGGGTGCATCAAGATAGCTGTTGGAAAATCATTTGTCAATTCAATTTGATTGATAGCTATTCTAATAACATCAGCAGTATTTGGATTTACAACTGTATCTGCAAAAGAACCAGCAACAAAAGGAACAGCATTTAAGTCAATTCCTGCTATATTATTTCCTGTTCCATCTCCATTTAAAACTGAATTTTCAGTAAACAATCTCAACTGCTCATCAATTTCTTTTTTGATGTCATTTGCCATTCCATCAATATCGTCTAACATTTCTTTTGAAATAGTAACGATTATTGCTTCTTTTTTAGCATTTTGAGAATGTAAAGACAAATCCCAATCTCCTTGAGGTTTCAATCCTCCCTCTGCTGTCATGGCTACACCGCCATCACGACCTGTTTTTTCTACCCACTCAATAACTTTTGCGTTTGTTGTAGAAGTATCTACAATGTCAAGTAAAATAGGCGTTCTTCTAAAAGTATCTTGAAATCCTGATACTCTTTCAAATCTACCTACTTGACCTGTTGCGTTAGTTGCAAATGTCATAGCTCCAGCAGCTTTAATTGTTATTTGTGCTTTTCGCTCCGAGCTTGTTTTCATTTGCTCAATAATATCTTTTTTATCAATAAGAGCATTTTTAATTGAAGTTAATAAATCAACTTCTTCATCTGACTTATTGCTTAAATTATCTTTTAATACATTGATGTTTTCCTCAATAGTATTAATAGACGTTTTAAAGGCTTCAATATCCTCTTGTTTTGCTCCTTTGTTTGCTAATTCCTGAACTTCTTGCTTTAATGCTTCTAATTGTTCAGTAGTAGCTGTTTTTGCTTGGTAATTATCTATTTTCTCTCCAAGCTGTTTGATTACTTCTTCCATTTTTATTAGAATTTTGTTAATAGTTTTTTTAATTGTTCCTCGTGTTTTTGAGTGTCTTTTGACGGCTCATTTTCAAGAGTGTCATCTGACGGCTCTTGTAAATCTTTATTTTCAAGTGTAGGCGTTGCGGAATTACTTCCCATAACTACTGCGCTACCTTCTATAATCTTTGCTTCTTTAACTACCCAGAAATAACCTCTTTCATCAGCAACTTCTTTATTTGCTATTATTGGATAAAATTCATCCCAAATAGCTTTTTCCTCTTTGTTCCATTCAGCTTCTGAATTAATTGCTAATTCTATGTTTACATAGCGCATACCTACAGAATGATTTTTAACCCATCCTTTTGAGTATTGCTTTAACATAAATTCGTTGCGTTCTCTCTCAATAGTACTTTCAAATATTAATGCCTCTGTTTTTCCATCATAAGAAAACCCTAATTGTTTCCAAGCCATTGATTTTGTATATCCTTTAGCATTGTCGCTTATGATTTTGTCAAAATCTCTATCATGTTCCTGTAAATGTAAAAAGCCTTTTTCTGCATTATCTTTTATTGATTTATTCCAAATACCATTTACATGTACATCACCGTGACTATCTAAAAAGTTTGTTGTGTTTATTACAACTTTAACATTTAAAGCATCAATGTTGTTTGCTTGCTCTTGAGGTGTATCGCTCTTATTAACGTCTATATTAATTGATGCGTCAACATATCCACAAGAAATAGCATCAGCTCTTTTTTCTGCTGATTTCTTAATAGAAATTAATTCTTTCTTATTGTCAACAAGAGCTTTAAACAATTCTTCTTTTGTTTGAAACTCTCTTTTAGGAAAATCAATAGTCTTTATCATTTCTTTACTATTTTACCATTAAGCAACACATCTTTTTTTAATTGATTTTGCTGTTTAATTCGTTCTATTTCTTCTTTAGTCAATTCTTTTTTGTCTTTGTCTTGTGCCATCACCCCATTATTTCAGTTAGTTTATTTATAACATCAGCATCGCTCATTCCTAATTCTTTAGCAATTTTTAAGTTTTGCAGTTGTTTTGATTGCTTGTCTGCTCTCTCAACTTCCACAACCTGATACATTGACAAATGTTTGAAATCCATCTTTATTCCTTTTAAATTAAAGGTGGTTTCAAAAGTGCTTATTAAGTTATTTGCTTTTGGCAATATTGCATATTCAACGTGTCTTACTAAAGCTGTTTCTTTGTCTTTATAGTTTCCTGTCTTTATATAAGCCTCTGAAACTTCACGAGGGATATTTAAAACGATACAAATTGCTAAATAAGTGTTCCAGTAAGCATCGTCAAGCTTCTGTCTATCTCTGTTCTCTACAAATCTCTTTACATCAATAGGCGTTTGTGTTACATGTATTCCCTTATCAGTTTTAAGACTACTTTCAACGCTTTGTTTTTCTGGTTCTCCCATCATTGGAGAAGATATATCAGATGCTTCTGTAACTCCTGTTGCCATGAATTGACCAGAATAAAACAAATTGTTAGCGTTTGCGTCTAAAGACAACTCGTTATTATTAATCACTTTGTAAAGTGCGTCTATTTTGCTTATTCCAGTAAAATAATTACTACCTGTTCCGTTTGTAGTATCGTACAAAAAAAGCAAGTCACTCATTAAGATGCTTTCTTTAACTCCATCGTTATTATAATCTACTCTTTGAAGCATCAACTTATCATAATCTGATTTACTTCGATGCATTCGGCTAAACAACTTCTTTTGCTCGCTACTGAAATTCAAACACGCTGGATTTAACCAATACAAAGGGTTATTTTCGCTTTTGAAATCGTTGCTATTCTTTCTCATTATAGCAACTCCAAAAGTTTGTATAAAAAAAACATAATCCCAAAAGAATTGCTCCCATGACTGGAAATAATTTGGTTTTGGCTTTATTTGTTTTAAATAATCTAATTGCGTTGGTTTATTATCTTTGTCGTACAGGTGTACTCTACCTAAACTCATTAGGTCTGCATTCAAAGAAACTGCACTCAACAAAGCTGGATTTTCTTTTACTGTCTTAATCTTTTGGCTGTCAGGTATTCTGCTAACATTTGAACCACCAAAAAGACGAAAAAACCAATTACCTTGTCTATCTCTTTCAGCAGATGCTAATGTTGAACTCCCCCAACTAAAATTAAAACCTATATTACCCATAAAAAACAAAAACCTTAACCAACGCTATAAGCATCAGTTAAGGCTAAACTTAATTTGTGTTGTCTTTTGTAACCACGTTTCACAACGTTATTAAATCAAAATATGAAAAACTGTCTATGCAAATATAATTATTTTTATTTAATCTAAATAAGAATAACAAATATTTTTATCATTTTCTAATAATTCCTCTTTTATGTAATTCCATAACTACATATCTTATCGCATCAATAGTATGATTATCTGCATCTTCAACTTCATCTATCATTACACCATACCTATCTTTTTTATATGAATAGCTTTCCTGTTCATTTTCTATATTTGTTGAAATAGAAGTGTAGTAAACATTTAAGTTTTTCAACAAACTAATTCCGTCAATTATACTATTATGTTTTTTTTCAACTCCATAAGCTCTTGAATATCCTAGTTTACGCAATGATATTATTTTGTTTGGATTTGCGCTGTCACAAATAATATCTTTTCTTTTGTCTATATTTAAACGCATAAATAACCAGTTGATTAATCCATGTTCATTTGATAAGATGTTTTTTCTTTCTTCTTGAGATAGTTTTTCTAACCATTTATTTTCGCTTAAATAATTCAACTCGTGAACATATAGATTTCCATCATAATATTTAACTTCAACAATAGCAAAAGGGTCATTTTGTCCCCAATCTACCCCTATATAGGTTTCTTTGTCTATGTTTAAATAATCAGCGTATGAAATAGTGGTAAAACTAAATACTCTTTCAGGTTTTTCTGCTTTTAATCCTAATCCATAAACATTCCATTTGTACTCGTCAGCAGTTCCTAAAAGTATATTTTCCTCTGTAGGCTCATAGCTTTCAATTTTTCTTTTTTGTTCAATAGGACAAAATGGATTGTCTTTATAAGTGGAATGTATGACTATTGCATTAGGTAGTTTGCTTATTTTATCAATCCAATGCAATTTCTTTGGGTTCCAGTCTATAAACATTAAATCACTACGCTGGTCTATTTGATCAAATGTATCTTCACTAATTTTATAAGGTTCATTTAACCATGATACATTCTGTGTTAATCCGTGTACTTTTTCTTCATCGTCAGCTCCATGAATTTCAAATACACTATTTGAAGATGGGTAAGTGTAATAGCTTTCTGTTTTGTTTCTATTGTTTGGAATAAATCTATTTGATAGCTTTAATACTTTTTGGAAATCTTGCCAAACCGTATCTTTTGCGTCTTTTTTAGTATCACGCCATGCGGTTACTCTAAAGTTCTCATTACCCTCGCAAATCCTATGTATTAATTCTATTATAGAAAATGTCTTTGAACTCCTAGAACTACCTGTATTAATGATGTACTTATATTTCCGTTTACCATTCTCATCTTTAGCTTTTAAAGCTGAATAATTTTTATAAAATACTGGTGTTATTCCGTATTCCATTTTTTAATCTACTTTAAAGTCATCAATGGTTTTGCCATCAGGTAAGGTTATAGTCAAAGGACTAGATTGTAAAGGTTTGTCACCGCTAGTAACATCTGTTCGTTCAACTATATTGTTTAGTCTTTGTGTAATGCTTGGGTTTATCAAATTCAAAAGACCTAATTTAATCTGGTCAGCCCTTATTTCTTTTTTTATACGCGTACAGATAGGGAAATAATCTTTATAACTTTCATTTTTACCCTCAAAATATTCTGATAAATCAGGATAATTGATTTTCTCCACATTATTCATCACATAACATTCAAACCCCTCCATTATTAACGGCTGTTCTTTTTGTCTAAATACTCTTTCGGCATCTTTACCTACATAATCCTCAATTAAAATAGGATTACTTTTAGTGTATTCTTTATACTCTAAAAATAACTCCCACATCTTTTCAGGCGTTTCTATGTATTTTCTTTTACCCATTTGTTTTTGATGTTTTATACTAGTTGATTAGATTTCGTTTACATTAAATTGAGAAAAACCTTTTTGAAAAGCTATATATGTAGTATTTGGCTGTTTTTTAAAATTGTTCCATTCTTTCATAGTCATTTCTTTTTTTAAAGGTGCTTTTCCTTTAGATAGCTTTATAACTTCTATAATAGTTTCATCTGGTAATGTTTGTGTTTTTGATTTCATAAAAAAAGGCTTTAATTTCTCAAAGCCTTTCTTATCCAAACTAAACCAATCTTTTACAGCATTTTAGAAAAGCTATACTATCGAAATCAAAGCAAATATAATAATTTATTTTTAATTAGTCTAAATAAATATAATGTTTTTTAAACATTTATGCAATTTATCGGTTAAAATGTTAAAATTATGTATTTTGTCTATTTTATTAAAAATAAACGTGAATTATTTTACACGTTTAAAAACACCTGTTTTTACCGCTAGTTATCCTCACAACTAACAAATATTGCATCAGGATTTGATGGTAATTGTTGTAGTGGTTTTCTTGTTTTACAGTCAATTTGAACGTTATTAGAGTAAAAATATCCAGATTGTCCAAAGTTTAAATATTTTGCTGTTTTACAAACGCAACCATCATCATCTTTGCTACACGATAAAACCAACAAAACAATTAATAATTCTATTGCAAAAATTAAAACTGCTTTTTTCATTTTTTAAATAATTTTAGTTAATACCTATTTTACAACAACAAAGGTATTATATTCACAACATTATTATTTAGAAATAATACAAATAACATATTTTATTAAAAATATTGTGAATTTTATTTGGATATTCACAATATTGTGCATTATATTTGTACCAACAACAACAAAGGTATA